ATTTGATGAAACAAAAGCTAATACTCTTGCAAAAGAATTGGAACAACAGATTAAAGATCTCGATAATGCCTTGGTTCCATATCATAATCTTCCTGAGTTTAATCCTTCCAGTAATGAGCAGCTATCTTGTTTACTGTATGGCGGTACTGTAAAAGTAAAACGTAGAGAAGTTATTGGCCTGTTTAAAACTGGAGATCGAAAAGGACAGGCAAAAGAAAAATGGGTAGAACATTTAATAAACTTTGATAGACGTATTAATCCATTAAAAGGATCTGAATTAGATAAAGAAGGATTGTTCTCAACTGACGAGTCAACTCTTAAAAGTTTACGAGGAACTAAAGAAGCTAAAGAACTAGTTAAACTAATACTAGAACGTGCAACTTTAGAGAAACGATTAACAACTTACTATAGAGGACTGGTTGAACTTAGAACATCTATGAACTGGCCTGTAGATAAATTACATGGTCAACTTAATCAATGTGTAGCAAGAACAGGTAGACTGTCATCTAGTAAACCTAACTTGCAGAACTTTGATGGAGAAATTAAACAATTATTTGGGAGTAGGTATGCTGTTACAAGCTGACGCTAAAGCTTTGGAATGGGTTTGTGCTGCTTACTTAAGTCAAGATTCAGTAGCAATCAAGGAGATATTGAATAATGTTGATCAACATAGCGATAACCAAGAACGATTTGGATTACCAAGTAGACTGGTCGCAAAGACCTTTGTCTTCAGACTTATCTATGGAGGCTCCGCCTGGAGTTATGCAAGAGATCCCAATTTTAAAGAAATTGGTGGAGAAAAGTTTTGGCAAGGAGTTATTGATCAGTTCTATACAAAATATGTACGACTCGGAAAGTGGCATACTGACATTGTCAATGACGCTAAAAGAGATAGAAAACTCACAATGCCAACAGGACGAATCTATTACTACGAACCTGATCTTAGAGGAGGACAAGTTAAATGGCCTAGAACAAAGATATTAAATTACCCTGTGCAAGGATTAGGTGCAGACCTAATGGCTATTGCAAGAGTATCTTTGAGTAATAGACTTAAGGGTATGAAAAATGTTAAACTAATCAATACTGTACATGATTCAATTATTGTTGACTTTGATGAAAAAGTATGCGATAATACTAGTATGGTAAAGATTGTTGATAAGTGTTTTACGGATATTCCAGCAAACTTTAAAAGATTGTTTGGAGTAGATTTTAATCTTCCCATGAGGGTCGAGTGTCAAGTAGGACCTAACTGGGGCAATATGGAGATAGTGAATGTTAATTAATATTATAGATGTTGGTGCACCAAATACTCATGCTGCAAAGAATGGCAGATCTTATCAATCAATTGAAGTAACTTACAAAGATGATCAAGGTCAAGTAAAAAATAAAAAGTTAATGTCTTTTAGTAATCCTAGTGTGTTTAATCACATTAAAGATTTAACTAAAGGTGATCAAATTAATTTACGAACTGAAAAAGATGCTGCTGGTTATTGGCAGTGGATTGGTATTGAAGGAGATAAAACTGTGGCAACTGAAACTAAAACAACACCACAAGCTGGTGGTCGTGTAACTGGTAGCAACTATGAAACTAAAGAAGAACGTGCAGCACGTCAAGTGTTAATCGTTCGTCAATCATCTTTATCTAGTGCTGTAGAATTACTAGGGCCAGGTAAATCAGTAGAAGAAGTTTTAGCAGTAGCTAAACAATTCGAAGATTATGTCTTTGCTAAATCAACAGGCATTGATGCAATTAATGAAATGGAAGATGACTTTCCTTTATAATGAAAGCTCTTATTGATGCTGATATTGTAGCGTATAGGGTTGCTTGTACGCTTCAGGAAGACGATGCTGAAGACTTTGTGTATGCTAGGGCAGAAGATCTAGTAGATCAAATCTTAGTTAATACTGAAGCAACTGAGTATCGTCTGTTCTTAACAGGTAAAAATAACTTTAGGTATTCAATATACCCTGAATATAAAGCTCACCGTCCTACAGAGAAACCATTCTGGCTTGAAAAGTGTAGACAATATCTTATTGCTACATTTAATGCAGAGGTAATCGATGGACAAGAAGCTGATGATGCTTTAGGTATTGCTCAAACAGAGGATACAATCATATGCTCTATTGACAAAGACCTACTTATGATTCCTGGTCGGCACTATAACTTTGTTAAAGACGAGTTTCAAGAAGTTACCAATGATTCAGGTATGCGTCATTTCTATATGCAATGTTTGACTGGAGACCGTTCTGATAACATTAAAGGTATTGAAAAGATTGGCCCTAAAAAAGCAGAAAAGATTCTAGCTGGTTGTGTAACAGAACAAGAAATGTTTAATGCTGTTCGTGAAGCATACAGCAATGATGAAGAATTCTTAATGAATGGTCGTGTGTTATGGATTAGACGTAAAGAAAATGAAGACTGGAAGGATAGGTTTAATGAACTCGTTCAAGAGCAAACTCGAGGAACAAGTATGGAAAATCCTGAAGAGTAACTTTCCTTCAGTTAAATATGAACCTGATAAGTTTAAATATATACAACCTGAAAAGGAACGAACGTATATTCCTGACTTTAGAACAGGACGTAGAAAGATTTACTTAGAAGCAAAAGGTAAACTTGATTTAGATACAAGACAGAAAATGGTGTGGTTTAAGGAATGTAATCCTGATACAACTATTATCTTTTTGTTTATGAATCCTGATAATAAAATTAATAAAAGAAGTAAAACAACTTATTGGATGTGGGCGGAAGCCAATGGCTTTAAGTGGTTAGACTATCGAAAGGACTGGTTAAGTGATTATAAACAATTGTGTACAAAACTCTGATGGATCTTTAGACTTTGATTTCCATGTTGATGCTAATGAAGCTTCATTCCTAATGGACTTGGCTATCAAAGAGTTAGTTAGACGTGGTGTCTTTAGTATTGCAACAGATGTGGCTCAACAAGAGTTAAATCTATTTAAAGAAGATGGAGGTATGGTATCATGAGTCAAGGAAATTCACCAGCATTCCCGTGTCAAGATAATAATAAACAAATCTATACGGGTATGAACCTACGTGATTACTTTGCACTAGAAGCATTAAATAGTTTATTACGTGTTAAGTCTTATGCAGATGTTAAAAAGTTTGCAGAACAATCTTATAAAATTGCTGATGCAATGCTTGATGAGAGACAGAATTATAAATGAATAAACAAAACTACTGGGTAAAAATTCGTTATGAAACAGAGATACGGGTCCATTGTCCAAATGAAAACGTAGCTAAAGATCATGCAATGGAAAAATTCATTGCTAATTTACCTGGTATTAATGCAGATGATTTAAGAATTATGTATGTAGAAACTTCTGAGGATCGTAAATGAACTTTAAAGTATGCACATTAAATATTGATAATGAGGCTATTACTAATAAATTACTTGAACTTAAAAGTCACTGGGAATTAAGATCTAGTGATTTTCCTTTTTATACATTAGGTAAAAATGCTTACTTAGATGGTGGAGGTCTTGAGTATGAAGGTAACAAAAATAAGTTTAATAAATTATTACTTGATAACTTTTCAGATTTATATAATACAATCTTAACATATCTTTCAAAAGAATTAAATGAACCTGTTACATTAACAGAAGACTTAGCTTATCCAGGGTTTCATATATTTGAATCTGATTTAAAGTTTGAAGGTATAGCAGGCAATTGGCATACAGATAAACCTCAAGAAAAGTTAGCTTTAATTGGTACAAACAATTCAACAGTAACTGTTGTAATTAAACTTCCTACATTAGGAGGTGGTATAGATTGGCTAGACTCTAAAGGTAGTGTACAATATTTAGAATACCAAGAAAAACAAATTGTATGGCATGATGGTTTAAGTGTACATAGAATAGCAGGACTAAAACAAATTGTTCAAGGAGAACATCGTATTACTCTTCAAGGACATTTAATAAAAAGAAATAATAAGATGGAACTCTATTGGTAAAGGAGCTATATGAGTAAGATACTTCTATTAGACATTGAAATGGCACCCAACGTGGCACACGTATGGGGAATATGGGATCAGAATATTGGTATCAATCAATTACAAGAATCTTCATATGTTATGTGTTATGCAGCCAAATGGCTTGGTGATAAAAAGATGATGTTTGATTCTATTAAAAAGTCTGGTGATAAGAAAATGCTTGAAGGCATTCATAAATTACTAGATGAGGCTGATGCCGTCATCCATTACAACGGTAAAAGATTTGATATCCCATCACTCAATAAAGAATTCTTATTACATGGCATGTTCCCACCTGCCCCATTTAAAGAAATTGATTTACTTACTGTTGCTAAAGGTCGCTTTAGATTTGTATCTAACAAGCTTGATTATGTTGCACAGCAACTAGGATTAGGTAAGAAGACTGAACACAGTGGTCATGAATTATGGGTACAGTGTATGGCT